ATGACGAAAATTGTGGAGCCGAGCACGACCGCAGCACTAGGGGTCCCCGCTTGCGGGGTAGTGCGTAGGGGCCGAAGGCGGAACTGAGGCATGATGAGACAAAGGGAAAAGGACACAACCCCAACCAACACGATAACATAGATCCCCAAATCTATTATCTCTAAGGAAACGGCTCTGAGTGGTTTCAGGAGGAGATGATTGACATAACACAGTGATTCAACACAGCGGAGCGGAGCGGATAAATTGTGATTTCACCGAAGGGGACATTTGACTAAATTTGACCGCGGACATAAAAGAGATTTTTGGCAATACTAATATTACTATTGCCAAAAGATCTCTAGATCTCAACAATGGAACCAAGACAAAAATGGCTCAAACATATATTTCTAACCTATCCCCAATGTCCAGTACCACCACGGTGCTTACTGGACTTCCTTCAAGACCTATTGAAGGACAATTTGGACTGTTGCTGTATGAGTCAAGAACTTCATCAGGACGGAAACGAACATTTGCATGCATATGTTCTGTTGAAGGAGAAGATCAGATTGAACAAAGATCAATTCTCATACTTCTTCGACTTAAATTACGACGATCCTTGCTATCATCCCAATGCTCAACCAGCAAGGTCGGCCAAGAACGTTATCAATTACGTAATAAAAGGAAAGTTCAACGGAGCAATGACGGACTTTGTAGAATGGAACATGTGTGCAGCGGATGTACTTAAAAAGAATAATCCTAAGAATGGAATAGTAGCCAAGTTACTGCTCGAAGGTAAGTCTATCAAGGACTGCTTCGATGCAGAGCCAGGCTATGTTGGATTTAACTTACAAAAAGTACAGTACCTGTATCAATGGCTCAAGACTCAACAAATACCGGAGAAAGACCCATGGAACGAACTCGATCTAAACCAATTCGAATTGAACTCGCCCAATTATCAAATTGCTCAGTGGCTCAACAACAATATCAAAAAGAAGAGAGTCCCTCGAACACCTCATTTAATGATAGTTGGAGGGACACTCCTTGGGAAGAGCTTGCTAATTTCCAAGCTTCGGAACTATCTAAACGTATACAAATGCCCGGCGCAAGGGCCGTATTATCCCCCCTGGGAAGATGGGAAATACGACTTGATAGCGATGGAGGAATTGCGTGCTGGCTGGACTGTCTCGGACCTTCTACTTTTTCTAGATGGCTCACCAACTCTACTCAAGGTACATGGCGGTCTTCATCACAAGAACGACAATGTACCGATAATAATAACAAGTAATCAAACCTTTGATCAAAGCTATCATAGAGTCGATCAAGCCTCTATGTTAGCTTTGCGTGCTAGAATTCAACTTGTTGAAATTTCCGAAATGATTGACGTGTTCCCGGGAATTTCGCCGAAAAATTAAATAAATCACAAATCACAACCATAAATTTGCGAAAATTTGAAATGAACATTACTTTATGATTTCCATTATATGGACAACACTAAAGCACCTTTTAAAAAACCTAATCAAAAAACTAAAGCGCCATGCTCGGACGAAAAAGACCAAGAGTCAGCACTGCTACAGGCACTTGGAAACCTAGAAAAAAGGCTCGATTGGGTAATCGAACTTTTGTCAGCTCAGGACTCAGAACTGGAGGATGGAGAGGAGTCCCTGGACGACGAGGAGAGCTTAAGTACATAGATGTTAACAATACTTCTGCTTTCTTTGAAAGCGGAGCTGTTGCCTTATTGAATGGCCTTGCTCCTGGTACTGGAGCATCACAACGCATCGGCAAAAAGGCAGTCATGAAGACTATTCAATTCAGAGCTGCTATTGGAGCAGGAACTGCTGGAACTAATCCTTTCCGTGGATTAGTTAGATTGATGTGGATTTACGACCGACAAGCTAATGCAACTGCACCGACTGTTGCTCAAATCCTTGAACAAGTTACTGGTACTTCCTTTATTAACATGGATAATCGTGACCGTTTCCTTGTTCTTTGCGACAAGCAATATGCTATTGACGACTCCGGAGGCAATGAATCGGCTCAAGTTAAAATGTATAAAAAGATTAGTCTTCCTACTATCTTTAATGCAGGAACTGCTGGAACTATCGCTGACATTACGTCAGGATCAATATACTTATTGTATATTTGTGAAAATTCCACTGTTACTGATGAAACCAATGCACCTACTATGGCTTGGTATAGCCGTATTAGATATGATGATTCTTAAATGTAATCTCATAAATAAATATAAAAAAAACAAAAAAAAAAGCCCCCCAAATCTATTATCACTTGAGGTATCCGTGTCCTCGGGCCCCTTTCGTCGAATCATGACGAAAATTGTGGAGCCGAGCACGACCGCAGCACTAGGGGTCCCCGCTTGCGGGGTAGTGCGTAGGGGCCGAAGGCGGAACTGAGGCATGATGAGACAAAGGGAAAAGGACACAACCCACCAACACGATAACATAGATCAAATCTATTATCTCTAAGGAAACGGCTCTGAGTGGTTTCAGGAGGAGATGATGACATAACACAGTGATTCAACACAGCGGAGCGGAGCGGAGAAATTGTGATTTCACCGAAATGTCCCTTTGACCAAAGTTTGACCAACAAGATAAAAGATGTTTTTTGGCGATACTAAAATTTCTATCGCCAACAAATCTCTAGATCTCAAGAAAATGGAAAACGAACCGAGACAGAAATGGCTCAAACACGTATTCCTGACATATTCCCAATGTCCAGTACCTCCAAGGTGCCTTTTCGACTTCCTTCAAGACCTATTGAAGGACAATATGGATTGCTGTTGTATGAGTCAAGAACTTCATCAGGACGGAAACGAACATTTGCACGCATATGTTCTATTGAAAGAGAAGATAAGGTTGAACAGAGAGCAATACTCATACTTCTTCGACTTAAACTACGACGATCCTTGCTATCATCCCAATGTCCAACCAGCGAGGTCGGCCAAGAACGTTATTGGCTACGTAGTCAAAGGCAAATGGAACGGAGCAATGCAGGACTTCTTCGAATGGAGAATGTGTGCTGCGGATGTACTCAAGAAACAGAACCCTAAGAACGGAGTCATAGCTAAAATGCTTCTAGACGGTAAGTCAATTAGTGACTGCGTCGAAGCAGAACCAGGCTTCATGGCAGCAAACCTTAAGAAGTTCGAGTATTTTAACTCTTGGGTTCAGCAAAACAAGAAACAAGAACTGTTACCCTGGACAGAACGCGATTTATCAACGTTAGAATTGAACTCACCAATCTACCAAATATCAAAGTGGTTAAACGACAACATATTGAAGCATCGGAAGCCCCGTACTCCTCATCTAATGATTATTGGAGCACCGCTCTTAGGGAAGACCCTTTTAGTCAACAAGCTACGCAAATACCTCAGAGTTTACGATTCACCAACGGAGGGAGTATTCTTTCCACCATGGACGGATGGATTGTACGATCTTATAGTGATGGAGGAACTCCACGATGGACTGAGTCCATCAACCCTTCTACGCTTGCTAGATGGGTCGCCAACACTACTCAAGGGCTATGGACAACAGATGCACAAGAAGGAGAACACCCCAATAATAATAACATCGAACCAGTCATTCAGAGTGAGCTACGCTCACCACAAGATGAGTCAAGTCACGCTTGATGCAATCTTGTCAAGAGTGACAGCCGTATATTTAGAGGAATTTACGGATGTGATTCCAGAATTAAATCTCGAAATCTAGATGAAAACTGGAAAGCATAAATAATTCACAAATCAAAATAAACGTCACTTTCATGTTTCGTTTCTTATGGAAACCACTAATCCACCTTATAAGCAACCTCGTAAAACGACTAAGAAAGTATGCTCGGAAGAAAAAGACCAAGAGTCAGCAGTGCTACAGGCACTTGGAAACCTCGAAAGAAAGCTCGAGTTATTAATCGAGCACTTGGAACAACAGGACTCAGAACAGGAGGATGGAGAGGAGTACCTGGACGACGAGGAGAGCTCAAGTATGTAGATACTTTGAACGCATCCGACACTACCGCAGGTGGTGTTTTAGTTTTACTAAACGGCTTAGCACCTGGTACTGGTGCTTCTCAACGAATTGGAAAGAAGTGTCATTTTAGAAGCATGCTTCTACGTTACAACCTTGGAGCCAATGCAGCAGGAGCAACTGCATTCCAAGGTTTCACCAGAATTATGGTGTTCTTGGACACTCAATCCAATGCGACGGCCCCTACTGTAGCCCAGCTTTTAGAGACTGTTACTGCCAGCTCGCCTATGAACATGGATAACAGAGACAGATTTAAGGTCTTATATGACCAAGGAGTCCCAATGTCTCAAGCACCAACAAGCTCATCGGATTGTAGATTTATTAAAATCTATAAGAAGATGAACATTACTACTATCTTCAACAACGGAACAGCAGGAACCGTAGCGGACATCACCTCGGGTTCAATTTACCTCCTTTCAATCTCAGAACAGGCTGGAGCAGGAGCAGCGCCTACTGCCTTCCCTAGATATGACTTTATCTGTCGTCTCAGATATGATGACGCCTAATGTATCACTAAATAAAAAAAAAGAAAAAAAAAAGCCCCCCAAATGTAAACATGAATTGAGGAATACGAGACAAAGGACACATATCGATACAACATAACAAAAAAAGCGGAGAAAAAAACGACAGA